TGGTCGCAAACTGCATTTTATTCGTATCGTGGTTATAGTATACTTGCCCAGAAAATCTAGCATTACCACTTGTACCATCAGCAAAGAAAAGTCCAGAGGCATTACTAGACCCAGCATATATTGTTAAGTTTTCCTCGCCAGAGCCAGCCCCAACAACCAGTTTTGAGTTATAAAAACTACCGGGTGTAGCGTTTCCAATCCCGACATTGCCTGATGAATCAATCCTCATTCTTTCGGTTGCTGCTGCTGATGTGTTTGTTGCAAATACAAGAGCAGTTGAATTATTATCTGCTGCAAAAGTATCTTCAGCCTCACCCCAGATAGATGCACCAGCCAGGACAGCATCAGTACCACTAGACTCTAATGGTGCAAGAAAATCTATTCTACCTAAAACATCATTATCTACTACTGTTAGTTCAGCAGTTGATAGATTTAGTTTACCAGCTCCAGTAGCCCCTGTTCCTGTTGTTCCACGAATCTCTGCATGGAATTGTGCTAATTTAAGAGCAAATGTAGTCCCGTTGTCTCCATCTTTTACATCTACTAAGGTTGTTCCGTTTCCGCCACCATCTCTATCTACATGAAGTAGTTGTTCGTATGATCCTGCGATTGATTGACTTGTTAAACTTGCCATTTTTTTGTTCCCCTTTCCATGAGATCAGTTTGCATAGCTTTCTATGCGGTTATTAATCTATAAATGACCATTGACGCTTTTCTTCTTGCCATTGGACAAGAACAGCATCCCAGTTAATTTCCTTTGTTAATTCTTTGAGTGTCTCGGTTACATCAGACACGCTTTCACCTACCAGGTTAGCCCCAGCATTTTTTAATGCAACAGATATGGATGCATTACTTGTTCCAGCTAGGTCATTCGCCCAGCTTTTTAGCATAGTTGTTAGACTACCAGAATAACCTAACTCCTCTAGCCCAGCTCTCATTGCATTATTCATACTTGTAGCTGTAGTTGTTCCAGCCACATCCATAAAATACTCTTTTAGTATAGAGTTTATATGAGTCTTAGAACCTAGTGCCATTATTTCTTAGCTTTCTTTTTTTTTCCATCTGCATCACATTCTTCAAATCTTGCTTTAAATGAATCCAGATCATGTTTTTTAGCGGGATCATATTTTACTACATCCCCATTTGGTCTTTTAAAATATATATCTTTCATTTTCAACTCCTACAATGGCTGGGGGCATAAAGCCCCCGACCATCAATTTAAGTTAGTTATTAGCTAACATCGTGAAGTATATAGACACCAAAAGCATCTTTTGTTTCAACCTCACCCCAGAAACCAGTAGCAACATATTCAGTAGACCTGAATGATGCATTACGCTCTGTTTCGATTCTAAATAGTCCTTCTGGACCTACTGCTAATCCCATAGCTCCTCTTGAGAACATGAAACTCGCTGAGTCACCACCAGAACCAACATCATCATTGATCTCATTAGAGAAATAGATATTGATTCCACCTAGTGATGTAACCCAACCACGACTCATCATTTCTTGACCTTGCTCACCTAATAGTGATGCTGGTTTAGCGTTAGAGCCTGTTACAGCAACATCAACTAATAGACCTTGCAGTCCTTTGTCACCCCAGATACCTTCGTCACTCATAACGAGGTTATATGGAGCTGGGGCATTCGCTGCTCTTAGTTGTCTTAGACCACCAAAGATGTGATCCAATGTTAGTTGTGTACCAGCACCGCATTCTGTTTGTGAGAATCCAGTTCCCAGAGCTGTAAGATCTGCATCTAACTTCGCTGCAACTGCATTACCGAGGATTTGACCAGTATTACCAGCAATATCATCAGCATTACCCATGACCGCTAGGTCGGTAACATCTGCACGAATAACATGCTCACTTACTGTCGCAGAACGAGCTGTCGTTGTCACGCTTGTGACTGTTGTATGATCTGAACCATCACTAGCAGCGGCAACACTTGAAGATGCTATTGCTGTATACTCAGGCCATTGAACTGTGATCGCCCCAGGAGGGCATTGTTTGGTTGATACCAGAGGGAACATGACATTTGCCACATTAAAAGCGATAATTGCATCGCCTATGACTTTATCTAGACCACCCTGGGCAACCCCTGTATCTGTTTCAGCCATTTGACTTACTTCCTTTTATTTGGAGGTTCCCATCCATTGAAGTATTTGCGATTCGTTACAGGCTTCTTTCCTTTCGCTACATTATTGGCTCTTTCTTCAAGTTCGTCTATCATTTTTGAATAACGAACTTTCTCGCCTCTGATCTCAGCAGATATATCACCATCTGGAAGATTGGTTTCTTTCAAATCACCTTTGGGATCTAGATCAACCCCGAAAGGTTTGTATTTACTTGTAGCCAATTTTGATACCTTTACTAACTTGGTTCTGCTTTTGATAAGATGCAGGATCAGACTCAGCCCATTCAGCCATAGAAGAATAGCCACCGAATGTTCCTGGAGATTGATTGTCCACTTTAACATTTGTTGTCGGTTGTGCATATTCTTCAGCCAGATCTTGAATCACCTCAATCGGATGTTTAGAAAATTTCTCTTGCTTATCTTCAGGGAGTTTACCTAACCAGTATTCCCTTTGATCAGCCTCTAAAGTGTTCAAGCGTTCTATCGCAGACTCTCCTTCTTTTACCTTCAATTCCAATTCAGCTATTACTTCGTCTTTTTTACCTTCAGCTATGAGGAGTTCTTTTCTGCGACCTTCTTCTTTTGCTTTCATAGATGCCAATTCATTCTGTAGATCTTTGATCTGAGATTTCTTTGACATTACTTCTTGCAGTAATCCAGAATCGCTTGATGTCTCTGCATTACTCTGGCTATCAGTTGCCACCTCTTGCACTTTATCCTGTGCTGGTTCTTGTACGCTATCTTGTACTTTTTCTTGACTCATGTCCGAGTTCCTTCTTTTATTATTAAAATCTTTTGCCTATGGTAAATGTGACAGGCTTTCTAGTGTACTTCTGTATGTTCTTATCAAATCTATCATCTAACCTATCTACAGTATCTTTAATTATTGCATCAGTTATTCTTTTATTGAAAATGAACCAATCAGCACCTTTCCTACGACCTCTATCTTTCAATTTTTCTGCTCTTTCAGCATAAGTACCTATCACTCCTATAGTGACACCATCCTTGTCTATTTTTTGCCTTTTGATATTTTGCAACATTTTGCCAGTTAATGTTAGATCAACAAAACTTGTTTCTGTACTTGCTTGATTCCTAGCTGCTTTTCTGTTTTTCTTTGCTATAGCATAACTAGGATCATAACTGCCTTTGATAGCTCGTTTGTTTTTTATCTGGTCACGAACAACATTGGCTGCATTATCACCAACATCTGCCCAATCTTTTAAGGGGATGTCTACTATCCTACTAGCATCTAATGGTTTAATTCGCATCTAATTGCCTGTTCGCTTGTTCACCTTTGAATTGTGCTTTTCTTGTAAACCTTTGAGGTTCGTGTCTGCAACCAAAATGAGTACCACTATTAAATGCTCCTGGTTCTGCTGATTCAAATTCTGCTATGGTCATAGGTCCTAAAGCTATAAGCCTAAGACATTCGTCACTTGTTCTATCATCTATCGGTCCTTCCCAGATGTATAGATTATCTTCTGGTGCATTGTTAGCCATCTCCCTTGTGACATTCCTACTGAACTTTTTAAGTGAATCATCTACAAGTGCCTCTGCTTGGGCTGGTGTTAGGCCAAATGAACCAACTACATCTTCAAAGTCACTTACTGATAGGTCACCTATAACAGATTCTATCATAAGTTTCCGCATGACATCTATCTTATCTTTTATTTTATTCTGATATACAATAAGGTCGGTTCGTATTAGTGACTCTATTACATTCTCTGATATGTCTGCAAATGATTGCATGGCTCTTAATTCACTAGCGTATTGTATCATTAATTTCTCTAACTCTACATCCATCTCTCTTCCAACAATGCTATCTAGATCCATATCTAATAATTCTTTCACGATCAGGTCATTCGGTACATTTGCCTTATTAGCTCTATTATATATTCTAAGAGCAGTATCTTGTATCTTTTCCATTGCTAGACTAAAATCTTTTCCTGTATATGCCATCACGCTTGTAGTATATCAAGTAATGGAGTTGCTGTCTCTGGCTGCTCTACTACTTGTTCCTCTTGTATCTCGTTGAACTTTTCTTCTATTTCTTCTGGTAATGCATCTGGATTGACCAGTTTAAGATATAGTTCTTTCTTGCTCATTAATCCTTGCTCTAATAGGAATAGGTATCTATCCTTCTCTTCAGCCCAAGACAATGGAAACTTTGCCTCACTAAAATCAACTGCATACGATTCTGATAAGTTCTTATTGGCATGAACAGATAATAAGGTTCTATCTATTTCATATCTACTATGTTCCCATTCTTTGAATAGTGGCATATCAGATTCTCTACTCTCTAGGTTCTCTAGTGATAGTATCTTTAATGCCTCACCACTTGGAGGCGTACCGCTTTCACCCCATCTAATAGATAATGCATGATTTTGACCTACTTGATTGACCATCATCTTTACTGATTCTATCATATCTTTAATAGAGCCTGTTGGCGATACATAGGATAGAGATGCCCCTTCTGGGAGAGAAATCAGTCGCTCAATTCCAGATTTTAGATTAGGTATCTCTGTATCTATTCCTGTGATAACTGGCTGACCTAATGCGAATCTTGTAGCCAATGCGATTTCTGTCATGGCAATAGATACTTGCAAGGCTGCTCTTGATACATCCATTGAGTCTGAAGGGAATTGAACTTTACTAATAGGGATAATACCATAGGGATTGATAAAGTCATCTCTTCCGTTTACTGGTATGATCTTAGATGCAGTATTGAATAGAAAGTGCATACCAGGCTCTCCATCCCTAGCCTCTGACCAGAACACAAATTGTCTCTTTCCCTGATGATCTTTACCTACCTCATAAGAGATACCAAATAGCTGACCATCTGGATCACAATATTCTTTTGCATGAGGTAATATATCGTATTCTATTCTCTGGTGCTTATCATTCCATTTACTTCTGAAATAGCACTTGCCTATGAGCCATGCCACCTCACTAAACTCTCTGGCTTTGGAATCAAGTTGATGAGTGAAGGATAGATATTCTTCTGCCAACTCTCCACTAACATATCTATCTAAACCTTTTAAGACCATCATCCTTGCTTTAGCAAATCGAGGTACTATCCTCATACCAAATGGAGGTATTTGAGATAAAGTAGAACCTGGAAACCATTGCTCTAAGTGTTTATCTAGGTTGCGATTATAATAGAAATCCAATGATGTATCTTTCTCTGCTATCTCATTCTTTTTCATAAACGACTCTGCTCTGCGAACAGAATCCATTACTGCTTGTTTACCAAGATCAGGGAGCATTACTTTGTCGTGATAATTATATTCCATATTCTACCATTCAGAGCTTTGAGCAATTCTTTGTACTACAGGATGATTCATTGCGATATAATAGCTACAAGCATCTAGGGCATGAGTTAAACTTATATCTTTAGCCTTATCAATCTTACCATCTCTTGATCTTTGTACTTGCTCTAGGTCTTTTATTAAATATTTACATTTAGGATCTACTGTCATTCTTACTTTGCCATTCGCATCTTGGAGCAGTCTATTTAAAGAATTGAGTCTGTCAATAATTGGAGGATTTGCTCTCTTAGCAATAACATTAAAACCATGATCCCTAAGAATGATGTGGTCGCTTTTATTTGATGTTGTACTTCTGGCTCTACCAGCACTATCTGGATAAGCATTAATATTTGGTGCGACCTGTTTCATTGCCAATGCTAACTGGTCAGTATTAGAGTTTGATTGTCTTATCTCATCAAAGTAGTGTATTGTACCATTAGAATACCTACAGCCTAGCACCGCTGTCATATAATCAACATTAAAATCAACACCCCAGAACAGATCAGCAGTTAATTCTTTAGCTTGTTTAACATGGAGTTTTCTATCAAAGTTGTATGCTGCTCTATTACCAGTAGATACAAAGTCTGCTAGAAACTCTGTCTTGAATGTTCTTTCATCCATTGTTGCTTTTGCTTTTTCTATCTCTTCTTCAGTTACAAAGCCACCTTCTACTGTTGTGTATTGCCATGACTTCCATTCTGGATCATCACCTTGCCCTCTAAGATATGCATCATATAAATGATCAAATGAGTTAGGAGTGCCAATGAATAATGTTTCCCCTTGTGTGGTTGTCAGCATAGGATAGATTATCTCTTCATACACATGAGGTTTGATATAACTGTATTCTTCCATACAAACCATATTGATTCCAGAACCTCTAAGATTGTTCTCTTGTTCTGCACCTTTCAAAGCTATCTCTGAATCATTAGGTAGTTTAATAGAAAGTTCTGATTCATTAATAACTGCACCATCATATTGTCTCATTATAGATCTAAGCATTGGCCATGTTGTTGTTTTGAGCTGCCTATATGTAGGTCCTACTATCCACCTTCTTTCTCCTGGTTGTATTTCTTTGGTCAATAACCACATTAAACTAAGGATAGACTTTCCCCATCTTCTTCCTGCCACGACCACTTTTTGACGAGCCTGATGGTTTAATATACTTTTTCTTATTTCGTTTATTTGCCAATTATTCAAAGCTCATTATCTTGATAGGTTCATTCTTATTAGTTACTTCTCTGATTTCTTTAGCCTTACCCTCTGTTCTATCTGCTATGAATTGAACAGCCCAGGGCTTACCCTCTAATGCAAATTGAAATACTTTATACATAATTACATCTAGTTTGCTCTTGCCATCTAGTGTTCCTTCTTCATCTCCTATCTTTCTTAGTATGTCTGGTATTGACCTAGCACCCTTTGGTCTACCATTAGGGTTGCCACTTACTCCTGGCTTAAATTGCCCATTAGATGCCCTGTTATTTCCTGTTTCTTCAGGCACTAGCTGCCTCAACTCTTTCTGCTTTATTACCAGTAAACTCTTCCCATCTTTTAACTATTACATCGCAGTAATGTGGATCAAGCTCCATACCATAACATTTGCGATTAGTTTTTTCACAAGCTATTAATGTTGTTCCAGAACCAATAAAAGGATCCGCCACTGTTTTAACAAAAGGAGTATTCTTAATTATTTTTTCTATTAATTCAACAGGTTTTTCAGTTGTGTGTAACTTATTACCAGACCGCTTAACATTTAAAACATTACCAGCACCACCATATTTTCTATCATAAGGCGGTGTTATTTTACATCCCCACATTATTAATTCATGTTGTGCCCTCCAACCTCTACCCATTCCAGCAGTTCCTTTATCCCATGTAATCATTGACCTCACATTAAAAGAAGAACTTTCAAAAATATCAAACAAGTAAACCCACATTCTCCAGTCAGTAAAAGCATATATAAAATTTGGATTTATATTAGCAAATACAGATTTTAATAATGCAGTGTATCCCCTGGTAGATAATCTGTCATTTATAATTATTTTTTTTTCAGAGGTAGAACCCACAGACCCAACAACCTTGCCACTTTCTTGGAAACCGCCAGAGCAATATGGGGGATCAGTTAAAATCAAATCTATATTTTTATTTTCTAATAAATATTCAACATTAGACTTTATAGTTCCATCCCCACATAATAATCTATGCTCTCCAAGTATCCATAGGTCACCTTGCTTTGTTATGGCTTCTTCTACTTCTGGAATCTCATCATCATCAATTAAACCTTGTTTTGGTTCTTCTTCATAGAATTGTAATTCATCATCTGAAAATCCCCAATCCATCAACTCACCTACATCAAAATAATTTGCTAATGAATCATAATCCCATTCACCAACATTCTTATTAAGTCTGATGTTTAATTCTTTTTCCTGGTCTAGTTTGAGGTCTACTTCGACACATGGAATATCAACCATCCCCATTTCTCTGGCTATTCTCAATCTTTGATGGCCACCTACTAGGATGTTTTTTCTATCTTCGTTCTTATTGACAATTAAGGGATCTACTAAACCGAATCTTTCAATCGAGTCTTTTAATTGAGTATATTGGTCCTTAGTAAGTTGGCGAGGATTATATTCTGCCATTATAAGGTCTTGTGCCTTGTAGTATTGAATGTCCATCATATTAGTTTATGGCTGCCGACAACCAAATCTCGTTATTCCTGTCTTTCGCCCCCATCATTACCTTGTAGTAATACATCTGCATCTTTTCAGCGAGTAGGGCAACGAGTAACCCTTTCATATATATAGGGGTGAACGGAACCTATTTTTTGAAATATTTTTGTATCTTTTTACAAGAATTGTAGAAAATATTGGAAGCGTTCTTTCTGCTAAACCCATTAATATCACCTATATAGCGAAAACTGTAGCCTTGTACTAATCGCAGAAATAAAATTTCACGCTGTTTCGGTTTTAGTTCCGCCCAAGCGTTAAAAATTGCTTTGGAATAACTTAACTCATCATTATCTAACTGATCTCTGTAAAACAAATACTCTATGGTTGTCTCTGATACTCTTAATCTGCTTTTCGCTATTTTAGCTAGTTTTTCCGCATCTGCGAATTGATAGCCTGTATCTGGTATATCCATTGGTATGTGTTAAGTGGTCAGGATATGCTTGATAGTATCTACCATTCTTTTTTTTGTCAGTTTACCATCTAGTCCTTGCTGCATTATTCTTTCTATTAGTTCTATCTTTTTTTCTGTTTTATGTTTCCAGTCTATTAACCATTGTATTTCTGACTCTGCATCCTGGTTCTTTTTTTTGAGTTCTTTTAACTCTGACCAAAGTGGTATTCTCATACATTCCCCCTATCTTTTATTAAAAAATATATACAAATACTAAAAAACATAAAAACAGCTAATCCTAACATGAACATCCCTAGCATATATGCCTCAAATATCCATTCTGTGATTTCAATGATTATCATCTGGTCCTCCATGATAGAGCCTTCTATCCCATTTGTTTAGATAATAGAATACCATGATACAGAATCCAATGAACAGATCATCGAATATTCCTGTGATCGCTATTTCATACAAGTAGTAAAGTGTCATATTGACCTCCCTTAGTTAATATTTTGGGGGCTAGGAAATGGAGCAAACCCAACCCCCTCTACCACAATTATTGCCCCACATATATGACTCAAATGCCAACCTGAGTCATGAAAGATATTTGCCATCCTCTTTCTTAAAACCTTCTTTCCTATGGATAAACCAATATTCAGACAAGAAAATTTATTATTGTGAGGCATTATTTCGGTACGCTCCTCAAATTGGTTTGTACCAAATTAGAATTTTTCTTTGCTCTTATATAGGGTGTTTTACAGTTGCCACACCTATACACTTGAAATTTATTTGCTGTTGTGAAATAGACCTTGTTTATATCTTCCAGATCATAACTTGCACAATTAGGACAAACATCTTCATCTAATAATACACCCAGATTCGGATGATTCTTGATATATGGTCTGACCTTTAAATATACTTGTTCTAATCCCATCACATCATGCTTGTTATATTCTAACATTGTGTCTAAAGAGCTTTGATCACCTATTTCGCACTTTTGCCATAGTTCAAAATTAGTATCTAGCTTTTGTTCTAGTTTAAAATATTTAGTCAGGAAATCTTGCTTATATGATGGGGCGAAAAATTCTTTTCTGGTGTATTTCAAAGTATCTACAGTTTTATATGGAGATGGAGGAGGCATATCATTTGAAATAAATCTCCAGTTTAGTTTTCTAAGGTCAAATCTTTCTATATTATGGCCTATAATAATTTCAGCTTCATCTATCAGTTTCCATATAGACCTTAATACTCTACTATCATCTCTATTCAATGCCTCTTGTGGTGTGACTATATCAGAATGGATATGAGTATCATATAACCACTTGGCTGCCCAGCTTATTGTATACTGATGCTTGGTTATTTGATAATGTTGTATGAATTGTTTGAATGTTCCCCAAGTTGCTATGTGATACAGACTTGTCTCTATATCCATTAACAACATCTTGGGCATATCTTTATATTCCTCATCTACTCTACTAAGGAATTTCTTATGACATTCTTTACATTGGTATCGCTGTGCAGTTGGTTTGATTTTGGTATGTGAAAAACCTCTCTTGACCACTACCCCACTTCCGCAATATGGGCAGACCATTTATTCCTCCATGATTATTATTCTTTGCAGTATATACATATCTCCCTTTTCTTACCCCTAGTGGGGAAATCTACATAATATCTTACTATAGTGACTCCCTGTATCTTGCATCCATGATCTATCTCCCAGCACTTATTGCAATCTTCACAATATTTAATATTTTTATCTGCTGCGGTAGCATCTAGGTTTGAACCTTCTGATGCTTTTTTTATTACATGCTTACCACCCCAAGATATATGATTCATATTATGCTCTAAATTTATTTGATAGCGACCTAGCCATATCATTCAAATTTTCTAGGTCATTATTAACTGGTTCTGGTTTAACAGGCTCTTTTTGTGCTTTGCGGTGATTATATTCCCATTCTGTAATATACATATCTTCATTACATTCGCAATACAGATCTGCTGTTTTTGGCGGTCCTGTAATTATTTTTTCAGAATCACAACTGAAACACATATACTTACTTTGCTTA